TATTTTTAAAATTTTAAATTTTTTTCAAAAATTTTGGGGGATGAACAGAAACTATGGATAAATCAGATATAAAAGACATAATAAGCAAGTATGAAATAAACATAGCCTATTCAGATGAAGATGAAGGATATGTCGCAAGAGTAATAGATGTTCCAGAGTTTGAATTTAATGTTGCCTTTGGTGAAACAAGAGAAGAAGCATTGAAAGAATTGGAATGGGTTATGAAGTCTGTTATAGAAATAAGAATAAAAGAAGGTTGGTCTTTACCAAAACCTACCAAAACAACAATTAATGCCTAACCTTAGACAGTATATTCAATCAGCTTATCTTCTATTGCGTCTATCACCTTATCAATATCGCTTGTGGACATCTTCATATTGCCGTTTATGGTTAGTTCAATGTGAATATCCTTTCTCTCTTCCTTTATCACAACTTCTTTTTCGAGAGTATGCATGTTCAATTTGTCTAACAAGTCAGGGCTATCATTTATCATTTCTAGTAATGGCAAATACTTCTCGGTCGAATCACTGTTTACGACGAACTCACCATCAGTAAGCCAAGCAAGATTCCTGTCGATGCCAGAAATACCGTTTACGATACCACCTGTGCGGTAACCTTCTATTTTCGACCATTGCTTCTTGTCATTATCATAATAAGAATAACTAATTTCACCTATCGAGCTTTCATTACGAGCCAAATCCAAACCTTTCTTCTTGTTTATTGTTGCTCCTGTTTTAGTATTGTTATCAATATCCCAATAACTATATTTTCCACCGCCAAATTCAACGACTACATCAGGCTTTTTAGTAATGTTAATTTTACCATTACTATCAACATAAAGCCCAATATTCTTTTCCACTGATTCAATCCACTTATCTCTGTCTTTTCCAATCCATCCTGAATACAATGATTGTGTAAGAACCGACTTAGTCTTGTCCCAATCCACTGAATACTTCTTAATTTGGTTATAAACATCTTCTCCAAAGTTCTTTTTAAACCATTTTTCATTTTCAGATATTTCTATTGTTGGAGCTACATAGTCAAGTGAAGGAGTTCCAGTGTTTCCTGTATTTGTTCCTGTTCCAGCATTACCAGTATTACCAGTTCCCGTGCTTCCTGCTCCTTTTTCTCTTGCGGTGTATTCTATAACCAAGTCCTTGCTTACTCTGTTTCTAAAAGCGTTTACTTCGCTTTCAATAGCTGGAATGTTCTTATTCTCATATTTTATGCCGACATCGAGTCCTTTTTCTTTCATCTCTTTGACGATGTCATCATATTCCATTCCGAGTTTAGCGAGTTGCTTATCAGATGATGCGAGCCATTCGAGATATTCGGGCTTGCTCATTCTCACAAGTTCATCTTGTAGTTTTACGAGTTGGTTTTGTAACTCTACATAGCTCTTTGTTAGTTTGAGGTTTTCCTCTTTTAGCTCCTGTTCTTTCTCTTTGAGGTTGATAAGTTTGCTATCATCAACAGCTTTGACGCTATCAACAATTCCTTTGACATAATCGCCCTCAGCTTCAGCCATATCTTCGCTATATTCTTTCTTTATTGCTGATATTTTACTCTGGTCGCCTTTGTAGATGTTTGATATAACGCCCATTCGCTCTTCATCTGTCTCGAATAACATCATCAATTCATCATCGAGATACTTGCCAAAGAACTTGTTTCGCTCTTGCTCTTGTATCCTGTGTAATTCGCTGTAAAATTCTTTAATAAGTTCAGGTTGTTTAGCATAAACCTTTTCAACAACGCTTATTGCTTGTGTTGTCGCTGTTGGTAGGTCTGCGAAGTCATGAAATATCTGCTTTGATAGACTTTGAGAGACATCATATTCAGGAAACATTCCTTTCAAATCAGATTTTAAGAACGCACCAGGTACCTTCAACTTGTTGTTTATCTCGTCCTGCTCTTCCTTTATCTGTTCTGCTATCTCTTTCAGCTTTTCTAGCCTTTCAGCTTCGAGTTCAGCCAATTTTTCAGCCATCTGCATCTCTTTATCAGCGATTTTCTCTTTCATTTCCTCTATGTCTTTGTTGAGGTCGAACTCTATTTCCCATCTTCTCTCGGCTATTCGCTTGTTAATATCATCTAATTTGTTTGCGTATTCCTCAGTAACACTCGATGTATCAGGTTGTTCATCACCACTCTGCGTATCAGACCAGCCATCAGATGTTGGAGGAGTGCCTTTCTTATCTTTGAAATACTTATCCCATGCATTATATCGATTTTCCTGATTCTTTAAGGCTTCTTCTCCTTTATCTTTGAAATACTTATCCCATGCATTATATCGCTTGGTCTGGTTCTTAATAGGTTCAGTATCATATTCTCTTTCGAGAACTCGCAGCCTTCTTTGTTTTTCGAGTGGTTCTTTCGCCTTTTCTGCGAACGCTTTTGCTCGTTTTTCCATTTCATCAAACTGTTTACCAGATATTGCTTCGGATATTCCTAATGTAGAAATACCCGCTAAAACCCTACCTACCTTCATTACTGTGCCAACTACTTTTTCGAGATTGGCGATAATAGTTTTTTCAATGAAATCGCCAATGCCTTTGAATTGGTCGAATACTGGTTTTAATGCTTCTTCAATCTGCTTTATGCCACTACCTATCCACTCAATAGCTACTCCAACAGCTTCGATGACAGGTTTAAGCACTGGTTCGAGAAATGCTTTGAGGAAATCAATGAATGGTCTGGTAATAGAAATGCCTGTTTTTATAGTACCAATGATGAACTCGATAGCTGGTTTAACAGTAGCCACGATAACATCGAATACTATTTTTATGATTGGTTGTAATGCTTTATTTATTTCGTCAATCACAGAAAGAACTGTGGTTATGATAGGTTCTATCTCTTTGAATATGTCGGCAATTGCATTGAATACCAGTTCGACAACAGGCATCAATGAGTCTACTATGCCTAATACTGTATCGAATATGGTGCTAACAACGGGCATAAGAGCATCCATTATGCTTGATACAACCTCGAATATCCTTGTAACAGATGGCATAATTCGTTGTAATAAGTCATTGGTCTTTTCTGCAAGTTTATTGAACAATTCCATTACAGTGCTTGCGATTGAACCAACGATGTCAAGTATCGGACTGATAACTGGCATAACATACTCAATTGTCCTGAACACTTCCTCCATAGCCTTAGATATTTGTGGTGCTATCTTGTCTATTTGCTCTGCTATTGTCTCGAATGGTATCTGTTCGACGATGCTGTTTATATATTCAAAGAACTTCGAGAAGTCAATGCTGTTCATAACACTTTCAAAGAGTGGTTTCATCTCACGAATGCCATTAGCAATAGTATTCATTGCCTCCGAGAAACCTTTGCTGATTGAGTCGAAGTCTACGAGGTCGAGCAACCCTTCATCTGTTTTCTTAAGCTCGACTTTACCATTGATGACAACCTCTTCTTCCTTGCCGAATAGTAGTTCACGAACACTTGTAAGTCCTTTTGACAAGCCATCACGAAGCGAATCACCTGTTGAGATCATAAAACTTTCCATAGCTGATTGAAATAACTTGATTTGACCCTCGAAAGTTTCATTGAAACGCTCTGCAGCACTCTTTGAAGTATCCTGTAAGTTCTTATATTCAGCATCGAGAACTCTTAATGCATCAGCTCCTTTGTGTATGTTTCCAGCTTGGTCGGTGTATTCTTTGTTTAGCATTCTTAAAATAGTTTGTTGACCACGCTGTGCGAATATTGTAAGCATTAGTTCATCTTTTTGCTTTTGTGTTAAGCTGGTGTTGTTGACAATGCGTGTGTTGACCTCATCAAGTATGACATCAAGCTGTTTCATTTTACCAGAAGCATCATAGAAAGACAATCCAACAGAAGCCATTGCTTCACTTGCCTGTTTCGTCTTGCTAGCCATCGTGAAGCGATTAAATACTGCTTGAAGATCTGAACCAACTTTCACCGCTGTTGATGATGTGTCTTTTAACAGTGTCATTGCTGATGCTGTTTTCTCGAAGTCATATCCAAGTTTTGTTGCAGATGCTCCTACATTCTTCATTGCGTTCGCAAGTTCATCTGGTTTAAAACTCGAAACCTGTGTCATTCTCAAGAATACATCAGTTAGGTGTGTTGCGTTGGATATTCCTTTTGTATACTCTTCAAATGGGTTTATTGAGAACGCATTCAATGTTGAGCTTAATATTATAGACGATTTAGCTATCTCGATATTTCCAGCTGCAGCATAGTCAAGGACTGGTCGGAGTAATTCAATGCTTCCTTTTACTCCGAAGCCAGCAGAAGCCAATTCATTCAAAGCACCAGCACTTTCAGAAGCACTGAACTTGGTTGCACGACCAGCATCAAGAGCTGATTTCTTTAATAAGTCGAGGTCTTCTTTTGCTGTTGTTCCAGCAGTAACGCCTACCTTTGTTATTGCTGTTTCAAAGTCTGTTGATACCTTTACACTATCGCCTAAAAACTTACCGAATTGTTTTACACCAGTCATAGCAAGCGATATACCAGCTGTGAACACATTCAACTTAACAGCAATGCTTCCAAGACCACCTACGAAACGAGCTAAGCGTGGGTGAAGGTCATCAATTGCTTTTCCCTTTCTTTTGAGAGATTCTGTTGCTTGTGTTGTGCTTTTCGTAACATTTTGTGTTGCTGATGTAACATTCTTAAAACCGTTTGCGACACTGCTTATATTCGTATTGAGTGAACTTGTTACAGATGAACTAAAATTCTTCATCGACTGTGAAAGAGCATCAATAGATGCTGCTACTTGTCGAACTACACTGCTTGCGTTGTCTTTACCATCTATCTTTATCGAAACATTGTAATTTAGCATCAGAACCTCGAATTAATTGGTTATCTTCATAATTAAAAAGTAACCAAATTGTTTGGTCGTTCTCTGGTTGAATAGGTTTTCTTTTGACTTACTTCTTCTCGCCATTGAAAGCCAATGCTATTGATTCAGCCATCTTTCTTTTCTCATATTCTTCAACTACAAAAGCACCAGCAAGCATTCGATAATACTTGTTGCTTAGTTTATCTATCTTAGCAGTGTCAATACCAAAGTGTTTCTCGATTAGGTAGTCGTTTATGTTGAAGTCTTTCTTGTATTCCTCTACCAGTTGATATTTTTCCGCTTTGATGAGCTTGACATTCCTGTTAATTTCAGCTATGATTTGAGGTAATATACCAGCAAAATTGGAAAGCACTTTATCGAACAGTTCTTTTGTAGGAAATACAAGGCATTTATCAGCTATGAAGTAATCGCCATCATCTTGATACACAGCCTCTTTTACCCATTGCGAGTCTGGAAGTCTAAATACACCATAGAACTCATCGACTTCTATTTCGATGAGGTCAATTTCTTGCCGTTTTAGGTTGGTAATAAGAGGGCGTATAGCTTCTAAATATTTGTCTTTATCTGCTTTGAGTATCATACACCCTCTTAAATAGTAGTTCTAAAGTCTTTTTGAAGTAGCTTTTGCTTCGAATTTCGCTTCTTTGAATATTTCTCTGACTACATCTTGTTCCAATCCAGCGAATTGTTTTAGTTTTTTCTGCCATTCTTCATACGATGGGAATACTATACAGGCTCTTATGATGGCATCATCACCATCGCTTTTTTTCTCATTAGCCTTTCTTATAATTGGCTTATCTGGCAACCTAAACACGCCATAGAACTCATCATCTATGGTTATTTCAACGACCACATTGCCCTTTTCCTTTTCCTCTTCTACGATGAGGGCTATATCATCTTGATATTTTTCTTTCTCTTCAATAAAAACCATTATTTCCTCCTATCATACTACTGGTGTATTTACTTTCACAGGTGGAGAACCGAATATCAATGTAGCATCTACAAGTAATTCGCCTTCACCTTCTTTGTTTTCTGGGTCTGTGTATTCCGAAATTTTAACATTAGCGAATGTTGTAACTTCAAGATATTTCGTCTTTTCCGTATCACCAGTTGATGTTGGTTGTTTACCAATGGTTCTTACTATTGTATAAACAAGGTCTGTAACTTTAAGACCTTGATTCTGTGCTGTGAGTTCGAGGTCAATCCAATCATCTTTCCTCATAGTCATTTTACCAGTAGGTATTTCTTTTCGACCCTTCTTTACACCGACTGGTGTTGTTCCTTGTCCGTAGACATTTTCGTAGTTTACTTTCTCGTCTGGACCCTTGAAAGATGTCAGATGCCACTGATACAATGTTCCGAAACCAGTTGAGATGACTATTTCAGTGTTTGACCAGCCCATCACGAGCTTTGGTGTTTCTGTAAAATCCATATACCATACCTCCTTTATAGTTTATATCCGACGGTTGCTTGGACTTCGTCGATGGTTACTCTGCTATCTATCACAGCTCCAAGTTTTAAAACACCGTCTAATTTAAGACTTTCCATTGTGCTTTTTACTTCAATATCGAGTGATGTTATTTCTCCAGTCATTGAGTTAAGCACGAAGCTTCGTATGTCTTCTGATATAGCCTTTAACACGCCGTTATTTGCTGTAAAGTCTGATTTAAGAAGGAGTGTTCCTTTGTATTGTATGAGTCTTTGGCATTTCATAGCAGTTCGTATATCTTCAATATATCTGTAATCAGAACCAGCAGGACTGAATACATAATCATTACCGAAGTAATATCCATCTATTGCAGGATGTGTCATTACAACAGTGAACCTTTCATCAGCGAGTGTTTCAAGATATGGTTTAAGAGCATTTTCATCAACAATAGAAGCTATTCTTGATAGGTTATTTGTTGCAACACGACCAAGGGAAACATTTACTGGTTCGACAGAACACAACGCAGCAGCATAGATAATGCTTGATAGCTTTTTCTCTGTTATTGTATTCACAAGAGAAGTAAACAGAGCAATTCTCTTATCAAAGAAGAGTTTCCCCTGATTGATAAGTCCTGTAACCCACTGTGAAACCGTCTCTGATGTTCTTCTTTCGACAGGCATTCCAGCCCATACTGGATAACCTTCGGTCTTGATGTTATCGAGTATCTGTGTCATTGCTCTCCAACCAGTTAAGTCCTTCTCTTGTAAGGATATGATATATGAGAAGCTGCCATCGTGCTTCACTTCGTCCTGTTGTAGTGCTGTGAAATAGTCTGTTGCGGTTTTTCCGAATGCTGTAAAAGTGAATGTATCTCCAAGCTTCCAAGAATTATTAGCTGTTAATCCGTTTGTGAATTCTACGAATACACCATAGCCTAAATAAACCATTTCGCCAGTTGCGGGTGTTGTGATTGGGTCTGACCAATTGCCATTATCGATTCTGTATCGGAACTTTGCCGTTCCACAAGCTCCTTCTGTTTCGACTATTTCTATTTCTATATCCATATCTCGGAGTGGAGCTGATGTTGAAACATCGAGAACGCCTGTTCCAGTATTTGTTGTGCCATAAGTTACATCGGTTATGCTTCCTGCAACATCATTCACGGGTCTTATTGCCTTTGCTTTCGCTGGATAGCCATAGCCTTGTATCTCGGTATTGAAGAACTCTTCAAGATATTCGACTAACTCGCCACTCTTGAATATCTCTTTGTAGTTTTCCTTTGTAACAGTGTAAATTTTGTTAGCTTCGGCACAACCTTCGGTCTTGAATGTCCATTGGTCATTTGCTACGAAGTCTGGGTCTGTTCCACTTGTGAATACGAGTATTATTCCAGTTGTTCCGAGCTGTATTGATGTTCCAGTGGCTGGTGTTGTTATTTTCTGACTCCAAGTTATTCCATTATCGAGGGAGTATTTGAATGTTGCAGCTCCACATTCGCCACCATCGATAATTTTAATGACACCAAGAGCATCAACCTTAGGAACATTTGAGGTGTGAAACTCTATTTCTCCGTCAGATGTGTTTCCAGCCTTTGGTGTAATATCTATAAGGACGCTTCCGTCCTGTGCTACACCGACAATTAAGCAAACACGGTCGATACCTTCATTTGCCTTTCGACCTAAATTGCCATCTTCAAGTGTAGATATTGATTTTGGTAGTCCCATTGCTTTCCTCCATTATTTTAATATTGGTTCTTCTACCTCTAAGGTAGCTTTTATAACATCTATCTCAACCTTTTCTTTTATCAAATAGGTAAAATCAAGGCTTATTGCTACGCTCATTACATTTGTTACCTCGCTATCACGGCTTGTGAATATTGTATCGCTGAACTTGAAACAAACTCTATCATCATTCAACATCATTTGCTCATAAGGATGCATGTTAACAATAAATTTTTCGTAATAGTCGTTTACTTGACTACGCTGTGCTGTAATTTCGACACGGAAATATGCTGTATTCTGATATAAAGCATTCTCCATTTCATGCTTATCATCCACACATCGAACTGAGTAATGCTTGATATATTTGTTTTCAAGCTCTGTCCTATCCAAGACGATAACAGCCATGGGCAAGGTTTGACCTCTAAGCCGATATATATCTTCACTGAAAAGCACAATGATGTTATTGATACCGACTTTATCAACTAACACAGACCTTATTTTCTCGATGATAGCTTCTATCATATTCATTTCAGTTTCTCCATTTCTGTCTTAATGCGTTTTGCGAACTTCTCAACAGTGCTTTTAGTTACACCAAGATAGCTTCTTTTTAGTATACGGACTGTTCCTTCCTCTTGAAACCTACCATAGAATACATTCGTTCCTATTCTAACCTCACCATCTTCTACTTCTGTGTTAATTGACCTTAGCAAGTTACCTGTTTCAATGAGCTGTGAGCTATGTCCTTTTCTTTTCACTGTTGATGGAGCAAGTGGTTTCCATGCATTGCCTTCTGGGTCTGTTTTGGTAAAGAAGCGTTGCTTTGTTTCTTTCCTCAGCTCTTCTGCGAATTCCTCCAATGCTTTTCTCAAACCTGTATCAAAGTATTGGGTAAGCCTTCTGAGGAATTCATCAACACCTTTTAGGTTTATGCTTGCTTTTATCATCGATTCACACCTTGCCTTTTCACCACGATAGGGCTACTATTCTCGACAATGAGAAGATACGCCGAGTATTCGCCGTTTATGTAGCCATCACCACGAATGTCCTTAATTACGAATGGGTCTTCCTCTGGTATTCCATCGATAATGATGATAGTATCTTCCTTTTCTACTTTGTCTCTATCAATAGGCTGTATCTTTATTTCCTTCTTCCATTCTGTCTCATATGTATTATCGATTGGCTTATATATGCTCTCTTCCTTGTCTTCTATCGTAGCTCGCAGCTCTATCGTGCTGTTATCAGACTTCTGTATTGTTATATCATGTCCGAAAATGTCGAATAATATGCTTAAGTCCATTAAACCACCTCGATAATTGTTCTAGTCTTGACGACATAAGGGTTTAATAATAACCGTATCGCTTCTGGCAATGTTATTCGTGGTATATCAGTGTTTCCAAAATATTCTATCTTTGAAGAACCAGACTGTAATATCTTTATGTTGCTTCCACCAGTCGTTTCATAAGGCTTTGCCTCAAACAGCCACAGTGTAATCAGTGCTGACGCTCTCTTAATTGATGTTGGTATCGGGTTATTGAATGTAACATCGGTGTATTCATCAATCAGGCTACTTGCTATCTCGATGTTTTCTGTTATCAGTTCATCTGATACAGTCTTTAATATGTTTTTACTATCCAATTGCTTAACATAACCTACACAACAATATTGAGGCATACTATCACTCCTATTTATTCGCTATAATTACCCTATCAATAATGTAGCACTGCTTATTCGCATTCGTATAGTCTGTTGCGAAAGCTGATTGTAACTCGAACGCTTTGTTGTATCCGAGCAACTCTTTGAACCATACGAAAGCATTATTGAGTAACCGCATCTTTGTATTGAATTGAGTATAGCTTGCTTGAATAACAGAAACTTCGCCAGTGGTTTCATCTTCGCTTAATAGAGTAGCCGCAGATGTAATAAGAGAAGCTATCTCGGCTATCTTATCTGTTATAATTGCTTCTAACTCTATTCCTTGCGGAATGAATGGTGTTGGGTCTACCATAAAACATTAACCTCCGAAAGTTTTATTTATCAGAGCGGGAGGGATTCGAACCCTCATCATCAAACTACCGCACCTTAGCCCGTTTTCCCGCATTTCTACCAAAAGGAGACCTTATTAAGGAGCATTCGCTCGCTTAGTTGTAGTATCTGTTGTTGGTTTCCATATCTTGATGCCGAAAACCATTTCTAATATGACTATTATAACACCAACAATAAGACCGACCCAGTCTTTCCAACCCATTTGGTTGTTTTCTTGTTGAATGTCCTGTCTTAGTTGCGTCATCTCACTTCTTAATGAGCTGATTTCCTGCCCATATTCGGACATTATTGCATCATCAATAGATGTGTAAGATGTTGTAACTGCTGTTTCATCGTCATTAGCGAATGTAACAACAGGTATGAGTGCTAATGCTAGCACTATTAATAATATGATAATTAGTTTTCTCAATGTGTTTCCTCCTATTAAAAACTAAAACCTATCAGAAAATTGATAGAAAAGAGGTTAATGTCTTTGAAATTGCTGATGTATCCGACATAACCACCGATTGAAATGAAACCGATGGGGACAGCAATTCCGAGACCAACCGAAAGACCTGTTCCGATTGTGTAACCACCGCACGCAAAAATTAGCGATTGGCGGTAGGGTTTCGAGTAGTTTTGATATAATTCACTCAAACCATTATAAAGTTCGTTTAAACGATTATATGAAGCGAGTTCGCTTTCGTAGACTTCATCAAGGTTCGCAAGCATATCGTCTAATTTGCTTGTTAGTTCGGTGTATTTTTCGAGTTCTGCCTGTAATTCATAGAATAGGTCTCTTAAATCAGCATTGGAATATATCAAAAAGAGTATCTCCAAAGCTCTGTCCCATTGTTCGACTGTTCGTTCGTTCTTTGGAATAGCCATTATTGACTTGAATTCATCTACGAGTGCGTTTACATCAACATCATTACCCGTTTCGTTGTCTGTATCATCATCTGATTCAACGATGACGAAGTCCATTCCGATTGTGTCATTTTCGTTTGGAGTTTGACCAAGCACTGAACAAGGTCTTATAAGCGTTATCAAGCTCATTAATACGAGTAAGAATAGTATTAACTTTGTCTGATACATCTTTTGACACCTCCTTTATGATGGTTATGTATGACTTATACTCATCAATGCGTGCTTTGAACTCTATCAATGACTTATTGACACCATCAATAAGCAGCTCACTTTGTTCAATAAGCACTTCACTCTTGCCCTTCAAGTAGGCTGTGTATGTTTTCTCTTTCAAATCGCTAGCATGCGATATTGCTTGTATTATCAAGACCACTACACAAAGAACAACACACACGCCTACCGTTATGATGGTTGGCAAGTGCTTCTTTATAAACTCTATCATATCTATTCTTCCTTATCCTTAAAGAACAATATGCGGTAAAGGTATTTAGAACCTCTGTTATGGTCATCTCGATAGCTCTTCATGACTGTGAGCATATCATCAATGCTGATTATAACATTCTTTCCGTCCCAGCCTCTATCATTCTTGTATTTAACATTCGGGTTTCCGAATGGGTCATTGAGTCCGAATGCGATAACATTGCCTTCAAAGTCTCGATATACCTTTGAGATAACGACCATATGTCCGCCCGTTCTCTCGCCCTTTAACACCCAATTTGGAAGGAATGTCGCTGACATAAGACCGAAACTCTCTACATAGTCAGCGATTTCGTTTACTGACCAGTAGTCGTAGTCTATTCGATATTGGAAGTCTGGGTAATGCTCTTCTAATAAGAGGTTTAAACCATAAGTGAATGTTCCTGTTATCTGATAGAGTTTGTTGTTTTTGATATACTCATTTATCCAATCACCAAAGAGTTTTCGTGCGTAGTCGTTTATCTTCTTGTTATCTGTGAAATACTTCAACACATCATATATTGTTACATCGCAGTCAAGTGCGTTGAGTAAGAACACTGCGGATGATGGAACACAGACCACATTACCTATTTTGGGGACTGTTCGTTGGTTAAAGTATTTCCAGTCTATTCTGTAAATATGTTGTTCATGCATGTATTCAAGTCTATTGATGAAACCATCATCTATCACAGTGTTAATATCAAAATCAACACCGTGTTCGATGCCCCATATCTCATCAAACTTGATTGAGTTTTCTTTCTGGTCTGATAAATTACCATCAAGCATAGTCTTATTACCGTATTTGTGGTTATCGAGAGCCGTTTCTATCTCAATATCATCGAGTCCATCATCAAGAATGATTTCAGTGTCATCTATCACACTGAATGCATCTTCCTTTAAGCTGAGTCGATGACCTTCATCTCTCTGAGCTTCTTGTTGTATCGAGTTTATGCCTTTCTCGATGGTGAGTTTCGCTTCTTTCACCTCGAAGGAGAAGTTCTTCATGCTTAAAAGCATAACCACACAGACAATAAGTATCAGTACGACGACTGATAGACCCGATATAAGTGTGATGGCTTTCGTCTTTTTAAGCATGTTCGCAAGTGTTTTGGTCGTGTCTTTTATTATAGAGTCGTTCATTGAATACCTCAACTTATACCGCTGGCTTGTAATAACCAGCTTTGTGCAGCAATACATCTGTCTGGTTTGCCGAACCACTCTCCCAAGCTGTGTATGCTACGAACTCGCTTGCACCAGCTTTGAAGAACTTGCCGCCTGTATATGCTGTGAGTTCATCGCCTTTGGCAACATTTTCACCGACACAAGCTCTTACGAACTCGTCTGTATCGATGATTGCATGTTCGCCTATTTCAGCACCAGTGAAACAGACACCAGCGACAGGTTTTTTAGTCGCTTCGTGGGCAACTCCACTAAGGTTAACAGCTCTTCCAACTTCTATTTTAGATGTGGCTTTGCTTGGAGACTTTATTCGTGCCATTATTTACCTCCTTTCTTGCTTTCAGCAGGTTCTGCCTCTTCTTTCTTGGGTTCTGCAACCTCAACAAAGATAGGAACATCCAGTATCTTCTCTGGGTTGAGCGGGTTACGGGTCTTTATAGTTCTTTCAAGAAGTGGTTTTGCTATCTTGCTGTCTATGTCGTATGTTTCACCGAGCTTGAAAGAGCCTACACCGTGTATTGACAAGTCTTTCTTGCCGCTATCTTCATTTAGTCTTATCTTCATTAGCCTTATCCTCCTTTATGCCGCTACATGCTTGATGTTATTCATTAATACAACAGCATCTTCCTCTTCAAAGTTAAGTCCTAAGCGGGCTGATGTGTGGAATACTATTCTTTCATTGCGTGGTTCATCAACCAACACGATGTTTATAACTCTATGGAAGCCTACTATCATGTTTTTAGGGAATGTGAGAAGCCCTTTTGAGTTTTCATCACTGCCATTCATATATGATGCTATCATTGGTTCTTCCTCAAAGCCGATACCCATAACCTTAGGCAAGTAGTTTTCTACTTTAGCCTTATCTCCCATAGGTGTAGCAAGGTTCGTAAGTGTTTCTTGATAGTCGAATATAGGTGATGGAGACAT